AATCAGAACTTTTCCAGATTCATCTCTGGCAATAATTTCATTGTGCGGGGAATTATCAATGGTGATCTTCATTATGTTTTGTGTCCTTTTGTTTTGATGTTTAGATGCACTGCAATAGGCTGGCGCAATGGGCGTCAGCCAAACCGACGCAGACCGCATTACCGATCTGCTTAACTCGTTCCTCTCTGCTGCCTGTGAACTGGTAGTCGCTAGGGAATGGCATACCTCCCCGGGCGATAGAGTGATGCGTGCATTCAGGTGAGGCGAACAACAGGTCGAGGTTGTCACAGCCGCACTTGAGCGGATCCAGACTGTTGAGGTCGGCGCACAGATGCCGCACTGATGGATGGTTTAACTCATGAGTCTTGACAGCGGTCGGCCAGTGATTGACCGCCAGCATATCGAATCCGAGTTGAGCCCGATTGATGGCTTGGAGTGCCCCAGTTGAAGTGCCGCCCGCCCCAGCAAATAAGTCGGCGAGGCGGATGGTTTTAGGTGATGTCATAATTTCCTTTCGTTAGATGAGTGCTAACAGTTCGTCTGTGGATATTTCTGCGATTTCTGGAGTGTTGGTTTGGACACTTTTTTGCGAGTTGGCTGGCGCGTTGCCCTTGCCGCCGCCCTTGCCTTTGAACTTTGTGGGCCTGTCGCAGTGATGGGCCCAGTGCGCCACCCTGCCCGATGGCAGCTTGTGGCCCTTGGGGGCGAACCTGAACCCGATGCCTTCACGTCCAAGGGACTTGCGCAGGTCGGCATGTTGCTCGCTGCTGAAGTCCCCGCAGAGCCACAGCCAGGCTCGGTCTTGCTCTAAGGCGTTGGACTCGATCAGATGAGGGTGATGCGCCGCCACCTCGGCAATGACTTGGTGGATTGACTTCAGTGTGCTCACTCTCCACCTCCTGTGGTTTCGTGCAGGTGGTGAACTCGGGCCAACTCCATCAGGAACTCGAAGTCATATTGACGCGAGTCGCTGAGGTGCATCAGGTCAGTGAACATGTCAACGATCAGGTCCTTAAACACTGCGTCATTGTCGCCATCTTCGCCCGTCAACTTGGCGTAGTGCGCCATTGCGTTGCGTGCCCTGTCTGCCTTGGCTTGATTGGTGCTGATCAGTTGGATCGGGACCTCGACGGGATCACTGAACTCAATGCGTATCATTCGGGTGGGTAACTCTTTGCTCATGTGTATCCTTTGTGTTGTGGGTTAGTATTGTTTGGCATCTGCAATGACATCCTTGTCGATGTTCAGCTCGGCGGCTCTCTGGTCAAGCCATTCATGCCATTGTGATTGAGCTTCCCTGATTTGTTTGTGCAGGTGTTCAGGCATACAGAATTCACTCAAGCATGAGTCCCAAGTGCTTTCCATTCGCATACTTCTAATGATGTTGTCTTGGTTGACCGGCTTGGTTGTTGCCCCGCTGCCTGCCTCTTGCTCTCCTATGGCTAGGTTTGTGAAGCGAGTCTCCCAGTTACCGACGTCTTCATACAGGGATGCTACCCACTGCTTTTGATTATTTGTTAACCACTTGCCGTCAACTCCGTCTACGTCCGTAACACACCAGAACGTTCCAGTCTCACCCGTTTCAAGCTCAATCATTGCAGGCGTGCCTTGACCTGGATCGCTGGGATATATTTCCGATGCGTCCAGGATCAGCTTGATGCCGTCGGGACCTTGGATGGTTTGTTTGCTATGGGTTATATCAATGTCATTCATTTTTATCCTTTCTTTCGTTGTTGATTGTTTGTTCCATTCGATCGTCTGCCCTGGCCGCCGCGTGACAGCAGCACAGGACCATTCCAGTTGCCAAGCTCAGCACCAACGTGACCAGCGCCACGAGTGCGTATTGTTTTTCTGCATCCATAAGTTGTGTGTGTGGCAGGGTATGAACCGCCCTGCCAGCGGGGTTGATTGTTAGACTGTCGCTACATTACCTTCCATGTAACGCGATACCATTGCATCGACGAACGCTTTGCAATTGTCCTCGGTGATGTTGTTGCCAAACCCATACTGCAGGGCATCGACCTCGATGACGTCGTCACCATCGACCTTGACGTTCATTGGGGTGCCGTAGCTGCAACCGTAATAGCGATTGAACTCAGCTTGATCTCGCTTCTCGAAGAACCGGAAGAACAGCCGGCGCAGGACCGATGCGTTGCACAGCATGTAGGCTAGTCGATCCATCTCGACGGGCTGGCTCGCTTGCTTGATGACGACTGTCGTCGATGACCCAGCTTCACCATCCCTACATGTCCCGCAGGCCAGCACAACCTCGCAGCGCAGGCCGGATTGTTCGATCAGATCCACCAGCATGACAGCCGCCGCACCCCTCATGAACATCTGCTCGGTGGATATGGCGCTAGATGCTGCCATGTTGAACACAACCTTGACCACACGACCAGCAGCGGGGACTTGTTGAACCTCCCAGTCGATCATGTGCTCAGACTCGCCGGTCATGTAACGACCGATGTCAACCTCGTCGCCTGCTTCAGAGTAGCGGCAGAAGTGGCGGTCAGCCTTGTCGCCGTGCAACTGCTTGAGTGTGCCGGTCAGTGCCTTGATCCTTGCCAAGCCAGTCTCCCAGCCCCTTTCAGCCAAGGCAATCGCATCCTCAAAGCATCCAGTGCCAAACCAGTTAGCCTTGCCAACGACGTCACTCCGGTTGGTAATCCCTTCCGCCAGTGCGCCAGGCCGCTTGATGTCATCCATGAATGCCTCAAGCGAATCGAAGCTCGTTGTCAGGCAGCGGTCAGTGGACAGGCTCAGGTAGTCAGTGCTCACAGGGCCTCCTTGATCTTATTGACCGTGGCAACATCCAAGCCTTTCCAAAGCACCATTTGCTCCACATGAACCCTGCCTACACCGGCAGCGAAGAGTTTGCAGCCATAGATCGTGGCTCGAGGACTCACCACATGCCGGATGGCCAACCTCTCGCAAGCTTCCCTGACCTTGAGGACATGGGAGATCCATGCCTCGTTGGTCATTGTCCCTCCCTCGCCCAGCTCCAGCCTGGGACTGTCCATGGTCACCCCGACCAAACTGGCCTCAAATCCCCGGTCGTAATCCCAGTCAATGACCACGAACCGGTCCAAGGTGGCACCATCAAGTTGATTACGACCCACGTATACCCGATTAGCGCCCATTCCGTAGGTGTTCATACCTGCAATCATCACGAAGTCCTTGTGCTTGGTTTTCATGCCGTCCGGTGTCCCGAACACCCCGTTCGCAAGGATTGCATTGGTGTAGGTCAACACGCCAGGGTTGGCTGCGTCCATTTCATCCAGCAGCATCACGCCGCCTTCGGTCGCACACCTGACTACCTCGGTGCTGCGGTAACGACCCTCGGCATCCATGTATCCAAGGATGTCTGACTTGGAAGTCATCGGGCCCACGCTCATCGCCCCGAACTGGAGCTTCAACGCCTCAGCAGCGACATGCGCCGCCGACGTCTTGCCGGACCCTGCCGGACCCACTATGGCCACATGCAGCCCTTGAGACAAGCAAGCCAGCAGCAAGGCGAACTTGTAATGCTGTCTCGCAACCTCACGGGCAGGCTCATTGACCTTGCGTATCTCAACCACGTCGCGGGGTGGTATCTTCGCAAGGTAGTCGTTGACGATGTTGTCAACCCGTTGACCGGTCTTGACCTGCCAGTTGATTAGGTCAGTCTGCAAGTCGTTGCGCATCACCTTGCCCTCACTCTCCATGATGCCCCTTGCAATCTTCGCCACCTCATCAGGGTCAACCGTCGCCTTAGTGCCACCGCCGATGATCGCCAGCAGCGACTCAACCGCCTTCGCCCTGTCCATGTCAGGGGTGAATGTCCGAGGCTGAACAACCTCGACCGGCTTCTCGACCGCCCTCGGCTCATCCTGCTTGGGCTCCTCGACCGTTACGTTAACCGTCTCAGGTGCCGCAGCCTGCCCACTTGGCACGGCACCCAGCAGCTTGGTGTAGTCGCCGTCTCTAACGGCTGTCGCAAGCTCGTTGTAGAGCTCGCACTTCTCGACCGCGCTCGCCCCATTGTTATGGTAGTGAACGATGTTGGTATGCTTACCGCCAGTCTTCGCCCGGATATGGGAGTTGACCCGCATCATGGCCTGGCTATCGGTGCTGCGCTTGATCGCCGCTTGCAACACGCTAAGCATTGTCTCAGGGTTGCTCTTTGCCTTGGCAAGTGCCGCAGCTTTCTCTGTATCTGTCATAGGTGTGTATACCTTTCTTGTCCGGAGCTTGGACGGGTTGGTTGATGCTCCACACGCCTTGCAAATCAATGACTTGCAAAGCGGTTGGAACGGACAGCCTTTACTTTGTGTGATCCTTCCACCAAGAGGTGGCGTTGTCCCACTTGACCAGCATCTCTCGTTGACCCTTGGTCCGACCCACCAGGTGCCCAGCGCGGAAGCAAACCGCGCAGGCCATGAGCGCAAGCAACAACATCAGTCGTGCCTCCGATGCAGCTTCTTCATGGGCTGAAGCTTGGTTGACCACTCACTAATCTCAGTCACGGGCTCACTCAGCAGTGCCCGCACAAAACGACGCGCTTGACGCCGTTCATATCTCTTCACATGTGAATTCATTCTCTATGCCTTTCATTTGGGGGGAGTTAAGACCGGAGATACCGGCCAGACTATCGGTTGACAGTCCATCCAACCTTGAGACCGCTTGCGCCTCAAGGTTGACGGGACGGGACAACGGGCTAGGGAAAGCTTAGGCTGTGGGCTGTTGCGCGGGCTTCTTAGGCTGCTTCGCTTCCAACAAGGCGAGCAACTCAGTCTCGGACAGCGTGGCCGCCGCCTCCATCGGCGTAGGTTGCTTCACCACACCCAGCATGGACGCAGGCACAAACTTAACCTTGAACCCGCCGTCCTTCGTGGTGGATACCGATTGCGCCAGGATGTCCCCGTTCGCAATCTTCGCGGAGATGTTCGCATTGGCCGCAAAGCCAAGCTCGATGCGATAAGCGGTATGCGCCCTACGCGCCGCCGCCCCTTTAACCTTGTGCGCCACGGAATACTGCTTAAGGCTCAAGTATCCCGCAGTGGTATTCCCAGACGTCAAGAGCTTGCTCGTAATTTCAAGACTGGTTTTCCCGTCCTTGGCTGTAAACAGTGTAAGAGATGATGCCGACATGATATGTACCTTTCCTTTATGCTAACGTTTATTGGTTGAATGAACCCATAACCCATCGATTATAGGCTCATTACAACCAACAATTCGAGACCGTCATAAGACAGTCGTTTAGAACGTCATAGGACATTCTGGATTGTGAATTGTTGGACGTAATTGGTTGATTGTTATCGGGACATTTCGAGCCCTACGCTCATGCAATCCCTTTCGCATAGGCAACTTGCTATCGTTTGCCATCGCAGCTTGTCTAATAAGTCTCCATCGATGCCATACTCCCTTACTCTACCAATTCTACCAAACAGCTAAACCGTTATAGCTCACTAGCTTACATAAGGATATGCTTTGCGCTCGGAGGTGATTAGCAATCCGACTTTTTGCTATGCTGAAAATTTCGTCGGTTTTAGGAGTGTCTTTCCAGATAGGCAACTTTTGCCTACCTCATCCCACCCTTTCGCTGGTCAAAAACTCCTGTTTTCAGCCTTAATCCCAGCATGACTGGGCATTTCGCACTTGCGAATATTGGAAAGAACTGTCTTACACCTTGTGGGAAAGTAGGTTACGTAAAGCCGTTACATTAACCAGATAATGAAACTGAATGAGCCTTCCCGACGGTAGCCCAACTTTGGAGCCAGGCGGGGGGTGGTTCGGGGTTTGGACTTTGCTCTCCTGAGCTCGCCTATCCCCCCTTTCTAAACTTTCGCATTATTCTTGAAATGTTTTTGGGGTGGCTTAATGAGACTGAGTCTTAATAAGGTTTGGAGGGGTGGTGTTGGGTGCGTTTGGAATGGGCTATGGATGGCTGGTTAAACGTTGCTGCTGGGCTTTGAGGCGACGTTTGAGGACTTTGAGGATCCTTGAGTCAATTTCGATGAAAGCGTGCGGTGGAGGGCCTGGTGGGGTGAAGTAGCGTTGGTTTATGGTGTCCCATAGGCCATCGAGGATGAGGTCTTGGACGCAGGCGTGGATGATTGGCATAGAAATTTTTCCCTGTGAAAGTGTCGGTTTTCTCGCTCGTGATTCTTGAATTATAAGGGGTTTTTGAAGATTTTGGGTTTCGAGGGTGGTTGAAGGTGGTTCATGACGTAACGAGAATGGTGGGTTTTTTAATTTTCCCGGGGTGATTTAGAGGATGACATTGAAGCAAACGATGATGGCTTTGGGATCGATCATGTATTCGGCGGTGGGTTCTGTGGGTTTGTCATAATGGAAAGTGTTCTTGGATAATGGAATTGAGAGGGTGATGTGTCCCTACTTTCCCATGGGTGGGATTTCGGGGTTGGTGGTAAGGATTACTTGTTACGTTCTTTGAGCATGGCGTCGGCAATTGCGTAAGCTTCTTTGGCTACCCATTGACGCCAGTGGATATCGGAGACGAAGTCTTCTTCTTTGATCCTGAGTGAGCTGCACACATGTCCGACCCCTACGTCATCTTTAATTAATTGTCCGATTGCCTGGAGTGCAAACATGTCCCTGGTGGGGCTTGCGCTGGAGTCCGCGGTGGGTTCATGCTTGATGGTGATGGCCTGGCGCTCGCGCATATCCAGAGTTTCGACTGGGTTGAAGTTCCACCATTCAGGCCAATTGCTGAATGTTTGAATAAGCTGTCTTGTGATAATGGAGGTTTTGGCGGAAATGGTGGCCGCTTCGCAATCGAATGGTGCTGAGGCGATGACTCCGCTGGCGATCTGTCCGATGAGGTTGAGTCGTTGGTCGTTGGTAAGTTTCATGTGTTTTGAGTGTTGTTTGAATTATTTGGATTCTTCTTTAAGGATTGCGTTGGTGATCCGGACCGCCATCCTGGCTACGAACTGGGGCCAGTGGGTTGCCGTGTCATAGTTCTCGACCGAGATCCCAAGCAACTTGCAGATGTCCTGCTTCAGCCAGATGGTGGTGGATGCGAGGCCGGTGATGGCTGAGGTGATGTAAGTGTCCCGAATGGTCATGGACAAGATGTCGGGCTGGGTATTGAGCTTCAGTTGTGTTTCTGATACCTTGGGTAATGGTTTGGATTCTGAAACGGTTGGGGCCTGCGAGCCTCGGTGAATGGGGGTCGGTCCTACGACGTGAGGGGCGGCGGCTGACGATCTGGCAGCGTGTGCAGCTTCTGCTAACCGTGCTGCGTGCAGGAGGTCGACTTGGGGGTGTGACGGAGGCGGAATGGGTGCGGCGGATGGCAGTGTGCCAGTCATGTCCTCTGCTTGACCCAGGTCTGAAAAGGTGTCGTCCTTACGATGGAGCGGATCTGGGATGTGGGTGCTACGTGCCGTATCTGGCGCTGGTGAAGGATCCTTACCCACCGGGGACGGGGTGCTGGGGGGACAAGCGTCTGCCGGGGACAGGGGTAGGTTGGGAGTCTGCGAAGCTGAAGCAAGAAGCTTCCTCACCTCCTTCTGGATGACCTTGTTGGCGGCTGAGATCTTCTTTTTAAACAGATATTCATCGAGCTTCCTGATGCCGTCGAGAACGCTGCCGGTGCTTTGGTAACCAAAGTAGTTGGCAACCTGGCGGGTGTCCAAGTTAAGGTGTTTCATCAACAGATCGGCGAGGATGGCCTTGGCGGCGACGAACTTACGCTGCTGCTTGCCGGCCAGCATTTCTTCCACTGTCATGCCGAACGCATTGGCTACTATGGTGCTGAGTGATAATACTGAGGGGATTTCTATCATGTGTCCTTTGGTGTGTTTGTTTGTGGAGGTGTAAAAACTGCATCGACGACCTGCTTATCCATCACCATCAGAAATTCCCAAGCCTTCTTGTTCCACCTGGCGTCATCCAGGGCGTTGTGAATAGCATCCGGATACTTGGGGAGCGTGGGGTTTCCAAGGGAGTCGCAAAGTTGCTTGATGTCGCGGCAATACATTGGGAAACCTTTTGGCAGGTTGGTCATGGTTCCGAAGAGTTGAGCGAACGCCACCCAGTCATAGTCGGCGTAGTAACCCCAGATCTCCGGCTTGCCATACTTATCAACGTCCATGAACTTCTTGACCTCATCACGGATGTCGTAGTGATTTCGCCAGGGACAGTCAGAGTTGTAACAATCGGCCCAAAAAGGGTCTCCATTGCATCTCATTTTCGGTTGGCATTTACGGACGCCTGACATGTCAAAGTGCTTCAGGTGCGGGTAGACGTTGCGCCAAACCCAGTCGCTTCCTTTTTTGAAGTCGCATTTGTCATTCTGGGCATAATATTCCCGGCCATCTTCACAGACGATGCCAATGGAAATGAGGTCGATGGTTGAGCCATTCTCAATGAATTCGGTGTCGAGGAAGTATTTCATTTTTGTTTTGTTATTGATTTGTTGCGCAGGGTGATTGGTTTTTAGGGTCATGCCGATATCCGCGGTTGACGTATGCCATGGCGTCGGACCAACCGGCATCGTAGGCCCGCTTTCCGGTGTTGGGTTCAACCTGGATGCACCGATCATCCCAAAGCTCCACCATTTCAAAATCTTTGACGTTGGTGGCATCCAGGACGACGCCGACATGCTTCCTGCACCATTCTTGGATCGGGGTAATGACATCGACGGGTTTGCTGTCGGTGAAATCGATGACGTTGTGAGCATGGAGCCTGGCGGTAAAGATCTTCACGCATTTACCTTCAGCTATCCATTGCTTTACCCGGGTAAGCATTTCCGGAACCGGTTCTCCGATGTGGTCAACGCCTCTCCATCCGTCGTAGTGCGCGAGGGTTCCGTCGAGGTCAACTCCTATCCAGCTCATGTGTTTATTCTTTCTTTTTGTTGTTTTAATTTTTCCAGCTCGTTCAAAATATCCGTGTAAGCCTCCCCGAGCGCCGGGTAGACCTGTATGGTTGATTGCAATCCGCGCAGACCCAGCATGACGCTACCATGGCTCTTGCGGTTCAAAAACCTGCCGGCCGCCAGCTTTGACCAGCCTGCGTAGACCATTATATGTTCGCAAGCAACCCAGCGGGCCGTGCAGATGTGGCGCATCCGGCTTTTCCCGCGCATGTCCTTAGGGGTTATATGAAACCTCTTGGCGACGATCTCTACGATTTTTTCAGGGGTGATCATGATTCAATTTTCTTCCAGCAGTAACAGGCCGGCGACTTGCAAAGGATATCAGTCCCCGGGCCGTGTGTGGGCTTTACCAACCCGCACTTGTTGTAAACTTTGCCGTGATAATGATGGCGGGTCCGATGAAAGCATGTCCGGCATGTTTCGTCATAGGGACCAGTGCCCGGGGATGCGGCATAACCGTTGGCCTTGTAACGGCGCTTAGGCTTGCCTCCTTTTGTCAGGGCTGGCATCTGTGCGTCTACCACTTCATTTCCAAATAGATCTTTCACGGCTTAAAATGATTTGCGATATTCAGCATCAATGGCGAACAACAGACCCTGCTTTTCTTCTTGAGCCTTGCAACGGTCGTGATAATCCCGGGCGCATTGCTTAGCCTGGGCGGCCTGCTCTGGCGTTGGAGCCTGGTCTCCGCAGATCACGCCAAGCGCCTCTTGATACATGTATTCCCCGTTGGTCATGTGATTCCGCATTATGGATTTGGAAGTGTTGCGGTTGAGCCTATCGGCCTGATGTTAAGTTTGTATTCAGTGTTTTTCCTCCATTCTTTAACCTCTGATTCCCATGAAGGTCCAAAAAAGAAAGGTGCACGATAATACAAATGATTTTCAACGCAGTTGAATGCCCCAATTAACATAAACAGAGATAACCACATGGCGGCCAAGAATTTGAATTTCCCTACCTTGGTTATTTCGATAAGCGCGAAAAACATAAGAACGTGTGGTATGTATTCCATCCTGTAACCCCTGGATAAATCAAATCCATCGGCGATTCTGTGACCGATAAACGACATCAGAAACATCCAGATTGATATTGATGTTAGAAGAATGGCGGTTTCGCTTGATTGCCACGATACCCAAAACAGACACGAAGTGATAATTATTGCAACCAAAACAGGGGCAATTGGTTTCTGTCCTGAAGTGAATATGTTGTGAATATGTTTTATAATAGAGCTTTCAACGAAGTTTTTTTGAGGCGCAATTGGACAGGCGTAAAGCTTGGCTGTGGCGCATGATCCGATGTAGCTTAGAGAGGTTATTGGCCTTCTTTCAAATCCCTGTTCTTTTATTGGAGCTTTAATAGCCGCAAATTGAACGACGCAACATGTTACAAGTATGGCGCATTGAATAGCACTATTGTAATTTCGTTCCTTTACAATCCATTTATACAAGAAAAACGGTGTTAAAAATATTGTGGTAGGAACTGTTAATCCGCCAATCAACAACAACAACCTTTTGCCGAATCTGAATTTGTTTGAGTCCAGCAATAGGAGTAATGCCGCTGATATGCACAAAAAATAGTGAACATTGCACACGTCCAGATGAAGCTCGTAATATGCCGGGGTGAATATCAGCGTCAACAGGGCTACAATTTTTGATGTGAACGATGCCAGAAATGGAATATCAGAAAAGACAATCATTGAAGCTGGAATCATGATGAATACGAAGTTCGTCATGTTTGCTACGTGTGCAGCATATTCAATCGGAAATTGAACTGCTATGAGGCTGAACACGTTTTCAACCAAATGATAATAATACTGATGAGAAGCGGTTAACGTTTCCAATGCTGAATGGTTCATTGCATAGGCCAAATAAAGGAAAGCATCTTCAGCAAACATTGGCGGGCTCATTAATAACCAAGGCGCTTGCATTGCCCAAATTAGAACAAACAAAAATAATATTAAAAACTTGTCGATTCTTTTCATAGGTTCGTGAATATCGCCTATACTGCTCTCCCTGCTGTGCAGCCATTACACATGGCATAGGGTTTTTGCCTGTTGCGAAGTGCTTTCCGAACGGCGACAAATTTAGGCGAATACCAGATGTCGAAAATGTTTTGATCGTTTACGTTGCCGAAGTTTACTTTTCGCTCCCAGTCAGAGCAGCAAACGGTGATGCTGCCGTCGTAGCGGATAGGCAGCGCAATAGTTGGCGACACGCAAGGGCCGATATCTTCCGGCTTGGTCTCAACCCCTTCAATGCTTCCAGCTATGTTGAAAGGTTTTTCAATGATGTTGTGCCGGAACACGTTTGGGTAGCGATTGACAATAGCGTTGATTCGCTCATCCCACTTGGCATTGAATGGTGGATGACGGGTTACTGTGCAGCGCGTCAGCCCGGCTTCTATAAGTTTTTGAGCGACTTCCATTGTTAGATAATCGCCATTGGTGAACAGCAACGGGACAGCTCTTGGTGCTCGTATCTTTGCTGCATGTATAAGGTCAAAGATACGCTTGTCTTTCAACGGTTCAGCGAGTAGATGGAAACCAAGAATGCCGCGCCATCCGTAATCGTTTATATCATCCAAGACCTTGACATAAGTCTCGCGAGTCATCTGTGCGGAGACGTCGGTTTTAAACTTTGTAGGACAATACCAGCAAGCACGATTGCAATCGGTGTTGATCTCGCAGAATATTTGATGGGGTAAATGAGGGTCGCTGTGCCGTATAAGGTTGTAAAACGAAAGTCCCTTCTGCATGACTCGAAGCTTAAGTTTGTTTGGCATATGTTTTGCAAACGTTTGAAGTAGTAGAGTTTTCATATTTAGTCTTCTTTCCTTGGTGCGTTGTCCATTATCGCGATAAGCAATATGCTTAGCCCGACGGTGCTGATGCGGCCAGCCACAAAGCCAGCAGCAAAGATTAATAGTTCATGTATCATTGGTTAGTAAATATTGCTACGTTGCTTGGTGGTGGTCATTGTTTTTTCCCCCACAGAAAAAGTATTGCCATTCCCACGCCAGCTATCGCTATGCACAACTGGCTGATATTATCTGGTGAGGGAATGGCCATCTCAATCCTCTCCTCCAGCCCAACCTCTAGAGAGGTGGGAAACTCTTTTCTTGCTATGATGACAACCGCACAAATGGCATGAAATAAAGTCCTTGCTGTAATCAAATGAATTGTAAACGTGGAACGCCTTATGGAACAGTTTACACCGCGCAACCATGAGTTTCATCTGTAGCTTTCTCCATCTAAATAAAATGCGTTTCATTTCGTTTCTCCTTTCACTTCGGGATTTTCGTAACGCTTGTTGCATTCGGCGCATCGCATTGTCTTTGGCTCGTCTTGGCGAGCGTCGTCCAGATCGGTATGGCAGGCTTCGCATCTATCATTGGTGTATTCAACCAATCGCCTCCATGTCCCTGCGACTCGGAAATGTTTGTAAAACATATTACTGCCACATTCGCATTTCATGCTTCTCCTTTCACTTCGGGCGGGAGGGAGTCGTAAACATCAAAAACATGATTGGAAATATGAAGTTGCTTCACAGTCACACGCATATCCTTCGCCACCTCCTGAAGTTGTTTGAGGTGTTGTTGGGTGGTGGTTAGCTCGCGTTCGAGTTGGCGAGCAAACTCTTTCCAACTAGTCGGCATTGGAGTTATTGCGCCTTTAGCAAGCCAGCTAAAATGTATAACTGCTTCAGCATCCGTCCTCGGCGTATCACTCATAGGTTTGTTTGGTTCGGTCATAGCGTTACCTCCACGCGGCGGCGGTAAACGAGGCTGGAGTTGCCTACTTTATTTCCCCAGAGTCCGATTTCAGCGACTATCCAGACGTCACTATAAGTAACTCGATATTGGTCTCCCTCTTTAATTATGTCATCAGGCTCAAGACATCTCCATATTGCCGTCTTGGGTTTGTCTTGGAGCATCTGATTAACTTGTGATGGCGTTCGATACTGCCCCGCCACGAAGAACGATTTTTCGCCATTAATGATTGGCGCGTGTGACACATCTGAAACTTCTTTGCGCAACCCCTCAATAATCTTCTCAGCCTCGCGATAGGATTCATCCACCTTGTCCCCTCGCTTCTTCTCCTCGTCAATCTGGCGCATGAGGTTTTCTTTGACGCATTTGAAGTTCATGTTCCTCATGCGTTCGTACCTCAGATCATCCTGAAGTGTTTTAACGAAGTTATTGATTTCAGGTAGGGTTAAGTAGGTGCCGTCAACCAGGAATTCCCCAGCGGGGTCTTGCGGGTCGGTTGTGATGTCCACGCTCAAGCTTGGGTTAAGTTGACATTTGAAGTCCATTTCGGAGACCAGCATTGATCCAAGCAATGTCTCGGCCTCTCATTTATCTAGCGTGTAATTGATTTTCATGGCTGGCGCAGTCCTTTCAATTCGTTTTTGATGTCACGCAGGATATCAAGCTGAACTTCTCCAGTGACGTTTCGCTCGCGGAGGAGTCGGTTGGATTCTTCCACATTTTGGTGAACTTCTTTAGAGGTGATCGTCGCAATCATTTTAATGAATGCCAATCCCACCAAGAAAACACCCAGTCCGAAACCAAGTGCAACCGCCGTTATTAATTCTATTGTTTTCATTTTGTTTTGTTGTTTACTGCTTAAATTGGAGGGGTTGGCCATTTGCTATTGACTCCTGCACGGTCGCATCCGGCTCTAGGCCGGAACCTTGCTGTGCGCTTACACCACAACCCCATAAATTGAATTCCCCGCCGACCCCAACAAGGGATCGAAGCCTGGCACCACACTCGGAACGGTGTAGACCGAAATCAGGCCAGCATTACGCTCAGGGAAAGTGATCATGCTTTGTGCTGCCCTTCGACGCCACGAGCTAAGCGCTTACGAGTGCGCTCCTCCAGCCACATTAGAGCCTCATCCATTTTGGTGATGGCTAGTGAGTTCTCCCGGCACGGAAACTTGCCATTGATCACGCCCATGCGGTGGATGAGAACCTTGAGGACTTCCTCGTTGGTAGTGCCGTTCATGACTGTCACCAGCTTCGTGGGGTCGTCCGTTGCAGGAACCTTCTCGATGAACCGAATGGTTTGGTATTGGTCGTTCAAGTTGACCTCAAAGTTTTCAAGTTCGTACAAGTGTCCTGGTGATACGACCCGCTGCTCTTTGTCATCAGGCCCCAGTGAATTTAGTTGTCTCATATTTTGTGTTTCTTTCTTTTGTTGTTGGTTAGTAGTCGGATTGATCGTTCTGCCAATCCAGCTTGGCGTCTTTCCATTTGGAATCTCCGCCAAGATTGTCCAATGCTGCCCGGGCCTGCTTGGCGCGATCCTCGTAATAAGTGCGCTTGAGAAGGTTTTCTTGGTAGCACTTCTGGCAACGAGCAATGTATTCCAATGCGGTGCCTTCGTAGTGTCCATGACGTTGGCGGAAAGCATCCTCGCCGTTCTTGATAAGCTCCTGAATCATCTCGTCAACCCGGCGCTTCTCGCGCTCAAGCTCCCCTTCCGTTGAGACGCAAGCTTTGCTCTCAGGCTTCAGCGCTTCCATGATTTGCTCCAGCCGAATCAATGCTTTTTCCGCTGAATCTTTGGCCTCAAGGTCGACTGTGATCTCATAACGAACATGCTCATAAGAGCCCAGGTTGAAAAGTCTTGCGATGGTGATCTTCGATGTTTTCACAGCGCCTTCTGTTTATTGTTCCTGCTAAAATCGTAGTCATCGATACCGTTGGCCTTGGCGACCTTCACGGCGGTCTTCCAGTCGCGACCGTAGCCGAACAGTCGAAAGAATGTGTGGTGACCTTGATGGCCGTCGAAGTTTACATGGCCGCTCAACGTTCGCTGGGGCGGTGCGTTGACCCTCCGAACCTCGTTCACTCCGAGTTGGCAGCGCATCCATTCATAGCGCGAATCAATGAACATGAAGTGCCTGGACTCGCACTGGGTCTGCTTCTTGGCGTCCTCCTCCGTTATGACGGTTGGCGTGGCGGTCTGCAATACTAGCTCTACATTCATTCTGTTCCTTTCGTTTGTTTGTTTGTTTCTGTGGGGTCGCTCGGGCGGCTATCAATGCCGTGAACAACTTCGCAAATGCTGTAAGTGATCTCGCACGATCTATTGCAAAACATGTTTCCATCCTCATTCGTCACCGCGTCAGAAATCTTCACGGGTTTGGCGCGGTAAACCGCATGGCGTCGTGGGGTTGTTTAACGGTGATTCAGTGAAGTGGTGGGTTGTTGACATGTTGTGTATTCAATGTCGTGAAAGTATTCGACCTCTAATATGTTTGCAATACTTTTTTAATAAAAATCAAAAATAATTTTGGCGAGTGTTTCATTGGGCCTCATCATGCCCCGTCTCCGGATCTCCCGGATCACCATGCCCGCCAAATTGTTCAGTCCTTCTGCTTGAACGCAGACGGATGGTTCGCCTTAGTGACGACGTAAATAGTTGGGACCTTGCCCTTGAACTGATCTTTTAGGTTACTGGATGGCCGGAATCGAAGTGGATACGAGTCTGGCTCGACGCGCACGGTTTCCGACATGCCCATATTCCCCGGGTTCTTGACTGTGCGGCCAGCGCGCTTCTTGTGGTAGAACTGCCCCAGTCCATCAAGACTGAGACCTCGCCCTTCCATGAGTGTGTCGTCAATCGCTTTCATCACTGTTGCCAGCATGAGCCTGGCTGTCTTCAGGTCGATTCCGTTCTCCTGAATCTTGTGGACCAGGTAGCGCCGGCCTGGGGCTACGTTTAGATCGGGTGTGTATTTTGTCGTCATAGGTTGGATCGTCTTCGATTTCGATTTCGGTTCTTACTTCCCAAGCGTTATGGACTTTGACTTGATGGTTTTCGACTCGTGCCCACTCCACCGAGTCCGCAACGATAAGTCCGCTCGTTGCGATGCTGTCAGTAAAATGTTTCGTAAAGAGGTTGTCTCCGTCGATAAGCCTGCGGCGGTAGCTCGTAATGCGTACAATACGGCGCACTTTGTTAATTTCTTCTCGTTCATCCGGTCCCAGAGCTTCGCCGCCAGGATCTTGTTCAGGCTCGGCACCGGGTGATATACCACCAGCTTTATTGGTGGATTTTTTGGGCGCGGTGAGGTTTCCATCTTTGTCTTGGGTCCAACCAAGTTTGAGGAGTTTGTCGACGAGGGCTCTGTTGTCATTCACTTTAGGTATCCGTGGGATTTGGCCCATGCGGGCTCATTGTGTATTTTCATGTGGCAATTGCGGCAGACGTACATGAAACCGTCCGGGTTGAATAGGTTGTAACCTTCACGCCCGTAGACGTGGTGGAGATCGCAAGAGACGTGGGTGTCAGATGCGTGGCAGACCTCGCAGACAAACTTATTTTCCATCCAAAGATCCCGGATGGCTCGATAAACATCAGCCCTGAGCGCCCCCGGGCTCGACCTGGCTTTGACTCCGCCAGCTTTTGAGTTCTCTGGCCTCAATGACTTGGCTTGGTCTGGGAATGCCTGCATCCATGGTGCCTTGGGTTTCTTGGTGCGTTTCATAAATCAGAAAGGGACGTCATCGTCATCTTGAGGTGTGGCCGCTGGCGCTGCGGTGGTGGCTGGTTTTGCTGCTGGACGTTCGGACTCTTCTGCCGGCTGATCACCTTCCCCGTCAGATCGGCTGACAAACTGAAAGCCTTCAAGGACTACCCCCATCTTGGACCGTTTCTGACCGGTGGCCTTGTCGTCCCATGTTTCAAGTCGAAGTCGTCCCTCAATGTAAATGGTCTTGCCCTTTTTTAGGGTTCGAGCCAAGAGTTCGGCTGTCTTCCCAAAGGCGTCCACGTCAACGAATGTGGTCTCCTCCTTCCATGAGTCATCCTTGGCCTTGTAGCGGCGTGATGTGGCAATACCCAGTTTTAGGCAGGCCATGCCGCCAGGGGTGAATCGAATTTCAGGATCTTTCGTGAGTCGACCAGCTATAGTTACTTTATTGATGTTCATGTTGGTTGGTTGTGATCGGACCATTGTTTACGGATGCCTTGAATCACCTTGTTAATCAGGTAATCTTTGGCGGCTCGGATGTGAAGGCATTGATGACGGTCTTCCGGTTGATACCCAAAAGGTTTGAAACTAGATTGGGAGATGTGCTGTTCAAGGACAGGGCGGATCTGTCGCTTAAAAAAGAAACAGTCGCACTCCCCGCTACCTTCATATTTGGCAAGGTCAACCGTACGCTGCTCTTCAGTTTTGGTGCTGGACTGGACCAAGAACACCAACCTGCCCGTTTCAGTTACCTTTGACATTTGGGTCCACGGTGGGTGGTTTACTGGCCTCTTCCAGAATGCGGTAAACGTGCGATAGCATCCATCCACCCGCTTGTTTTTCGATCACGGTAGGATCGCTGAACTTGCTTTCCGTTGATGTAACTGTGATTTCCGGCTTTCCGTCTTTTTCTTCGATTTCAATGGTTATTGTTGTCATGATTTGTTTACTACGATTGTGCTGCAAAAGTCGCGCAGACGTCCGATGACGGCAGCGGCTCGGTTTACGTCCATCTTCTGGGACAATGCTGCCCCTGTGAAGTTAGTCGTGATGATAAAAGGCCGGTTATCCCGGGTGCGTGTGTCTACAAGATCAAACCACATTCCCTCTGTGGCGTCAGACCATGGGGTTTTCCCAAGGTCGTCAAAAAACAAGACATCGACGGTTGCGAGTTTGTTAAACCATTTGGTTAAGGTAAACCCTCCGCCAGCGTCTCGGCACTGGCGTTCAAACTCGCCGTTGGTGATGAAAACAATCGACTTATTGTCATTGAACAGCTTGCGCATGAGCCTCCAGACTGCCCTGGTCTTACCTGTGCGGTTTTCGCCTCGCACAATCAGCCCTGTGCTTCCGTATTGCCATGCCAGAATGTCCGGCAGCTGCTTACACGACAGCTCCAGTCGCGCTATCTCCGTCTTGCCGCCTTCGGTGGTCGTCCGGAACTCCACCGGGCAGATCTGCTCCCAAAGTGATTCCTTGGCCTTGTTGCGCTGCTGGATCAAGTCTTCCCGCATCTTCGCCTCACTCTCGGCGCGGCGGAGGTCCTCAACCTCGACACAATCAGGGCAGATAGACGATTTGATGGTCATCTTGATGTCGGCGGCCCTAAACTCCATTGTTCGACTGGTAAACGGATACCTGCACTTGGCGCAAGGGACTTCGGACTCCTCGAGGATAACCCCCTCTGGACATGGGTCTGGCGGTGTCAGGTTCATCAAAATCCCTCCATGGTTGCGGTTTCGGGGATCAGGTAGCCGTTGCGCCACATGGCTTGGTCATCATCCCAGCTCTCGGCGTTGAACCATGTCGCTGGGTGCTTGATGTATTTCGTTTCCTTGCCGACCATGGCCTCGGCGTAATCCTTCACCCTCTGCAGAAGAATCTCAGGCTCAACCTTTTTATTCTTCAGAGCTGAGATGATGGCCCTCAGGCCGGCTGCCTTGGCGACCTTCTTGGGGTATGCCTCGTAAATCTCAACAGCCACCTGCTCGACCGTCTTGACTGCCCCGCCAGCTACCGCGACTGGTTCGTCATCTGCCTGCGATTTGCTCGCGATCTGTCCGCTATCGGCTGGTTGCTTGGTGGTTGTTTGGTGGTTAGTTGATGGTTGGATGCTGGTTGTTTGCTGGTTGTTCATGTTATTAATTGTGTCGAAAAGCCTTGTGTCTGAAAGCTTTGCGATGGTTCCCTTGTTGGTTGTTCTAAACGTTGCAAAGCCCCATTTGCTGAGTTGTGCTACAGCAGTGCGATATTGCTGCCTGGTCATGCCGCACTTGGCGTGATCACCTATCATCGCCTCTCCAGGTTGAAGTCCATTGACTGAGAATGATTCCCCTTGCTTGGCTCTGATCGCTATAATGTAAGCCAGCACGAGAGCCATGGTGGAGTTGGCAACCAACTCATTGGCTTCATCCGACCTCATGGCTTTGAACCAGCTTGTTTCCATAATGATGTTTAAGGGCCGCCCCCACCAAAGCAGGGGCAGCGGCTGCGGGTTGTTTAAGATTCCTTAATGGACCCGTCCTCAAGAACCACGGAGGCGTTATCCGAAACCAATTCGATCCAGACCTGTGCGTCGAGGTCCTCGGCTGTCTTGGCGAGCAGCTTCATGGAGTCGTCGTCCAGCAGTGAACCGTTCCGGATGAGGATGACTCGCAGTTTGGGGTTGAGCGCGAGACCGATTGCCACAGATGCGCGAATCATCTCAGCTTGGCTGGCCTGATTGAATGGCACGCCGTTGAGCAGGATGCCGCTTTCGTTGAATCCGAGACCGGGTAGCGGGAACTTGGCATCACGAAGAAGCTTTTCCTTCTGTTCTTCGATGGCGGTGATCCGGTTGGTGAGGCTGGTCGACTCAGCTTGGTGCGTCTGAATGGCCTTTACCAGATCTCCGCGGCTCTTGTTCTCGCGCACCTTGGCGTTGGTGTCGTCAGCGGCGGTGATCTCGGCCTCAATGGTTGTGGTGTCAAAATCCTCCAGGGCTGCGATGGCCTTCTCAGACTCACCCAGCGAGACCTTCATCTTCTCCAACTCCTGGACGGCAGCGTTGTAAACCTGCTGGGCCTTTTCGACGGCTTGACGGGCCCGATCAATCTCGTTCGATTGAAGTTCGATTGTGTTTCTAATACTCTGGGCGCCGTTTCTGATGTTCGCGTTGAACGTGTTTTTCACGTTCGCTTCCTTGAGTCGGACCATGAGGCCGGCGACGGAAACCTCTTCCTCTGGAGCGCCTTCGTGGGTGGGCCGGGTGGCCAGCAGTGCCTTGTTCTCGTCCAGCTTGCGGTTGATCTGGGTGCGGCGGTCGTAAACATTCTTGCGCTCCACCTCCAGCTTGTCGATGGTGTCCCCAACGCCCGCCAGTGTCTTCAGGATCTCCAACTGCTTCTTGGGCTCCATCTCGATCCATTGAAGCGGGTCGAAGCTGATCTTGTTACACAGCTGGTCGAGAATGGTCTGAGGGGAGGATACCGGCGACCCGTCCTTGTTCTGAACGCGAAGCTGAGGCGCCTTGGATACTGTAAACGTCTTGGTGATAATCAAGTCATCCAGATCCACGACAACCTCGGCTTTGGTCTGGCCATGGCGGATGGGTGCCTCACAGACGACTCCGTTGCCGGCAAGGGCATACATGATGGCATCCAGCACACTGGACTTGCCGTTGCCATTCTTGCCTCCAATGGTGACCATGTTGCCGTCGGGAAGAATCTCAACGGCTTTGAGTTTCTTGACGTTCGAGGCTTGGAGTTTGACGATGCGATATGTTTTTTCAGTGGGTGCGGTCATACGAGTTCAATAAGGGACGGTTTATTTTGGGTGGTTTCAATGTTTCCGGCAAGAATTTCTTCGACTTGGGCGTCGGCGGCCTTCTGTGAGATGCCTAACGACGATGCTAAAAGTTTGGTCACTTTCCCGAGGGGCATGGACACAAGTTCCAATAGCTGGGGAAGTTTGACGTGGGCGCTGAGGGCGTTGATAGCCATTGGGATGTCCTTGATGCTCCGACTAGTGGAACCGGGTTTCAGATCCAGTCCGATGGCGTTTAAATCTTCGACAGGCATGGCCTTGAGGCGATCTTCGATTGCTTCAAAAATCATGTAAGCCAGCTTTGATCGACGGTAAACAATCGACACCTGAAGCGGGGTAAGCCGGTTGACGGCCTCCAGAACCGACAACTTGTTGGGCTTGGATGGTGGATACTCAGCCAATGTGACCATGGCATAGCTCGCAGCCTGCGGGCAAAAACTTTTTGCGCGGCAGTATTGGCAGGCATTGGCGGACGGCACACGAGGGGCGTCTGCAGCATCTGCGGCCTGTATATGTCGGATCAACAGGCGCTTGGCGTCCAAAATGGTCGGAATGTCATATTCGGCGAGGTCCAGCGAACTGGAGAGGCGTGAGGCGGCGATACCTACCCGAATGTTCAAAATTCCCGGAAATTCATTGAACAAAGCAATGGTTTGAGTGCGAAGCTGCCAGTTGGACTCCGACGGAGCAACCTTCTTAAAACCCGACTTGAAGTCCAACAACAGTGCGCTGCTGCTCTCATTATCAATGTAGAACACATCCAGCTTGGCGGACGCTACCAGGTTGAGACTTTGGTCGCGTATCCAGAGTCGTTCCTCTGCATGGCGTTCCGGAGTGAACTCGATCCCATTGTCGCGCATCCAGTCATTGAGTGCGGTCATCTCGAGCCCCTTGAGGCGTGCGGCGATCTGCTCTTGGGTTTCGGTAAGCGCCTCAGTTTCACCGGTTTCAAGGGCGTTGTGGATGGCGTCTCCGTCGGCGGTGACCGCTTTGTCTGCCAGTTGAGGCAGTCCTCGCTCGGCATTGCGTGAGCCCGGGCAGGCTATGATGCGTTGTATTCCAGACGCGCTGGGGTAATCTCCGCGCTCCGGATCGATGGTTTGAACAGGTAGTTCCATAAATTTGATAGGCATATTGGTTATTGGTCGGCCATCTTGCGAATGTGGGGGAGGATGTTCTTCCAAACCAACAACAGGTCGTTGATCTTGGAGACCGCGAGTTGACCGATTTCGGTATGCTTCTTCGGGTCGGCCATCTTGCGATCCACGCAATAGTTGAAGATCTGCACAAAGTTCACCCCATCCGTGCCGCAACGGCGTTCCACTTCCTTCAAGGCTTCTGCCATGTCGGTGTAACCCGCGTCGGCTGGTGCTGTCGCAGTGGTTGATGCGGTCTGCTGCTGGACGTTCGGATCCGCCGCTATTGTTGCCTTTTTCACAGACGGAAACGCCTCATCGATGGATATTTCCTTCTCATTGATGGCTGTGTACAGACCGAACATGGTTTCAAGATTCTCAACCGAAAGCTCGTCAACCCGTTTTAGGTTGAACTTCTGCAAGACACGATCCTGAGTTACCCCCATGGCCGCAAACTTGGATAGCGCCTTGGTAACCCTCTCAGCCAGCGTTTTAATATCCCCCACGGCAGCCTTGACGGCCTCCTCGTAGATTGTGTTAACCATGGCCCTCGGCACCACACTGAAAACGGCATTCCGCAGCGCAATAGATGCGTTTGCGTTCTTGGTTAGGATGATCACATCCTCATTGAACTTTTTGCCATCTTTGTTGGCGATCTTGCGCTCCACCTCCTTGGCGATGAAAACATTATTCTCAGTGTCGTGACAGAAGCCTTGAGAAACCACGGTGGTATCGGTCTCCGCGATTGTCCTACTACCGGCGCGGATGTTACCCCACGTCGATGCCACAATCTCAGCCAGACGGACCGATGGCCCTTGGATGACTTTTCCGCCGCGCTCGTACTTGAAAAAACATTCGGCGGCTGTTTCAGGGTCCAGCGTGGCAAGCGCCAACGCCGCCCTCTTGGATTTGTTGATGTCTCGGGGATACTTCTTGGCGGTCGACACCAGCATGTCAACGTTGGCTCGCTCCATGGCCTCCAGTGCGGAAGGCGCTACTACTTCAAGATCAATTGCTTCATTGCTCATTTAATTCTTTCGTTTTTGTTTGGTTGGAATTTATTGCAGGTTTCGTGAGACCCACTCTTGCAGGTCCACTGGACGAATGCCTACGGTTCGATGTCCGAGCCTCACAACTTGCAACCGCTGGTGCGCTGGCGTCTTCTTGCTGGCTTTCAGGCGTAGAGTCCTGACAGAGCACTTCAAGGGACGTAGGGCTTCCACAGCTTGCTTATATGTGAGAAGACCGATCATCAAATCAGGTTGGCTTGTTTTTGGAGGTCGTTGTGAATGATTACCCGGAGGTATGCCGACACGCTCAAGCCTAGCGACTTGGCTCGTGCTTTGACCTTCTTTTGAAGTTGTGGCTGGAAGTGGACGGATACTACGGATTCATTTTTGAGTGGAGTTATTTTTTTGGTTTTCATGTGTTCTTATCGCGTGGCGATGGTGTGAATATAGTGCCTCTAATATACAGGACAAGAAAAAAAATAAAAAAAGATATACGTAATTCACCCCACAAAAAAAAGATTGAACAAAATACGATTACCCCAAATAGTATTAGGTGTTACTTGACAATCTATTAGATTGCGGGTAGTAGTGACATCGAACTGGCGTTGGATTCGTATGGGGGACGGAAAACGCTTGTGGCTATGAAAAACATTAAACTAAACAAAAAAGGCAAAAACATGATGACGAACCAAACATTAACCGCGCCGCATATAGGGCCTGGAAAAAAAATCACCACCCTTTACACAGACGCAGAGCTTCACGCCGCCATCAAAGAGCGATCCGACGACCTTGGCCTGTCAATGTCCCAATACATCGTCAACCTCGCCTTGGCCGACCTTCAGAACGACGGCAAATCTTTTTCGATCTCTTCCCGCAAGGTCGCGACGCGCAAGCCGGAGTAAATATTGTTGTGTGTTGAGGTTTAAAGATGCCGCCCGCGATGCAACCTTCCCCTCAGCTTCCCCAGTAAGCATGACCCGTATAAACTTCATGCGATCACATTATACGACGGGGTAGGTCAAAAACAGTCCTATCCTATTTCGTAGCGACTTCATAACGACGTGTTTTAAAAGTGTGAATTTGCTGGGGTTTTCGCGGTGGTCTTCACTCTCATAACCTGAAGGCCGTAGGTTCAAATCCTACCCCCGCAACCAATCCAAATCCCCCCAAAACACCCACAAAAGCCCACAAATCGAAGGTTTTGCATAGAATTTGAATAAATTGCGACCGTTTTTACAACCTGACCATAGCGGCACATAGTGGCCCATAGTTGCAGAAACACCCCCCCTTTCATAACGACGAAACAACGACGAAACAATATCAACCCCATAGAATCTCATGAGAAAACAGAAAGTTACCAAGGTTGTGGTTCACGGGATCGAGCGTTGGCTGGTCCATTGCCCAAAAGAATTAAGGGAGATGCACGGCCAATCCCGGTATTATTTTGCGCGAAAAGAAACTGCTGAGGCTAAGCTCGCACAGTTCCAGCGGGATCACGACCGGATTGCCGCGAGGTTCCACGGTCTTTCCGAGAAAGATCAGGGCCGCATACTTTGGTTGCTTGAGAAGTTTGGAGGCAACCTGGATCTCATGGAGTCCGTTTACATGGGGTATTTCAACAAGATCAAGGCCACCAAGGTAGCGATACCTTTAAAATCGACGATTGAGACATTCATCAAGGCCAAGGAGGCCGCAAACTTGCGCCCCAGATCGATAAAGGCGCTCACGAGTGTTCTCGGCAAGCTTTGCATCTGCCTGGGCGACAACGCCGACGTCACCAAGGTTACTGATGATCAGATCGAGAAGTGGTTATCTGGGAACGCATGGGAGCCGGCCACACGGAAAGGATACCTCACCGACGTGAGAACATTCTTCAGTTGGTGTCTCGGCAAAGGGTTCATCGACAAAAACCCAGCCATGTCCATCCAGAAGCCAAAAATCGATGAAAAAAGGGCTGACATTCACACCCCGGAGGTTGCCGCGCTGATGATGAATACGGCCATGAAGCACGACAAAGGTCTCGTTGGCTACCTGGCTCTATGCTATTTCGGGTTCGTGCGACCCTCTGAAGCTCTGATATTTACGAAGAATCAGATCAAGGATACCGTTCTGGACCTCGAGGCCGGCAAGACCAAGACCCGGGCGACTCGCTACGTGGAGATCAATCCAACCTTAAAAGCGTGGCTTGATGTCAAAGGATTAAAATTTCCGGTCACAAATTTTAAACGACGCTTCGATGCTTTAAGGGATCTCGAAGAATTGAAAGATGTCAAATGGGGTCATGACGTCCTGCGTCACTCCTGTTCATCCTACGGGCTGATCAAGTTTGGCGGACAGAAGGCTTCAAACTGGGCCGGCCACAGTGAGGCCGTGCTGTTCAAGCATTACCGCGAGCGTGTGACAGCAGATGATGCGGAAAAGTTTTGGTCGATACGACCTTGAGTTCAATTCCTGCCATTGCGACCAATAAACTCGTAGTCATCTGTGGATCTGCTGCAACCTTTGACCATTCCCATGAGCATTCCAAAGAGGCCAAGGCAGATAAAGGTCACGAGCAAAAAGTTCATAATCTTGGATGAATTCATGCCTCACATACTACCGCACATTCCCAATCGAAGTCAAACCTCTGCATACCCCCCTAGCCCCCCTTAACACCTTTCGGCATTAAGAAGGTTCCAAGGGGTACCCCGCACGGCCATTATTTGAATTCCAGGCAACGCCAGTCAACTTTGACTGCCTCTGTTTACTCAGTAGGAATATCCGACTGGAGCATTTTATACTGTTGCTACCAATGAACAGAGTTGGATGTGCGGAAAAAGAAAACCCGCCATTGGTAGCACAATGAGCGGGTTTGGGAGGGTGGTGTGCTGATCACACCGAAATTCTTAACTCGAGCTTGTGCTACCAAGACATCGAACTGTTGAGAACATATTGTGTGAATATTAGAAGGTCAACAGGAAAAAATCACAAAACTTCAAAACAATTGTAGGTGTATACGCACAAGCGCCGACGGTTTGTAACGCGCAAATTGATATTGACCTGTCACAAAAACGTATACATATTTGTGACAACATGCCTCCGACGCCTCTTCACAATGCGCACCAGCGGGGGTCTTTTATTGTTCGCTATTTGCGAATATTAAATAGCACCTCTTGTTTTTTAGTCGATAAATCCAAACACCATTTGCACATTTGCTGACCGTCCAGCGGTTCAAACAGCCTGCCACATGAAAGACATTGGCGCTCAGGCCGACGACAGATTTCCTTAAGACGCTTGGCCTTCTCCTCTTTTGAAGTCATTAATAATCAACTTGTTAAGAAATTTATGCTTCTGCGATGTCGATCTGTGGTGGGAGAAATGATTTTTCGTAAACCTGAGGCAGTTCGCCCGGGCCCTTGTGTCGCCAGTCAAGGATCAGGGCTGTTGGGGCAGGGATTGAGTCTGTGACAACCTTGTGGCCGTGGGTGGTAAGGAACTGCCAGGCCCCGGTTACACCAAAGAAACCCCTGCCGTCGCTGTAGAAGCCGCCACAATGCCTGTGGCCTCGAAGAAACACCTTAGGGACCTCTTGACCGCTTCTCGCGTAATTGAGGCGAGCGTTACCCATTGCTATCGACATCTGAGACGCTTCCAAGTAAGCCCTTGATGTTGTGCCCATATGATGCGCGGCATCGATCAGCATTCCGTTGATTCTTATCAGCCACTTGTGCTTGGCCTCGCCGCCCTCCGCCCCGATCCTCTTGGCAAGCTCAGACTCAATGTTGCGGACGTGGCACTCGGTTCCTTTGACGACGTAAATCTTTGGTTTCATGGCGAGGTAGGGCTCGAGGCGGTCTTCGCACATGGAACAGTGGGTTTCTATCAGCGCGGCCAGGATCTCAGCTTCGTTGCGGTGGTGGACGCCTTCAGTCGCATCCCCGTTGAGGATTAAAGCGAATGGATCTGTGCCGATAATTGATTTTGCCCAGGCCGCTTTTGCAATCCAGTTCTGCCACAACCAGGCTTGGTGAAGATTTTTTCCGAAGCTGATGACGTTTCCGGAACTTGTTTCTGTTTCAGGGGGTGCCAGTCCAACGACAGATCCGCAATGAAGGTCTGAAAGCACAAGGACAGTTTTGATATTCATATTAAATAAAGGTTTCTCGTATCCTCCCTTATGCGAGTTGTTGACCGATTTTATGAACACCACCTAGCACTGTAGACGACAGTGCAAAAAGAAAAATGAAGCCGCCGTTGCGTCGTTTGCGAGCTGTTAACGAACTGGTTCGATGGCACTCGCTTTGACTCCCCAAACAAAAAAGGAGCAACAACACTTTCACCGGTCCGGCGGCTGACCGTTTGCATACGCCACCTAAAACTAAAATTGGTTGCAGAGGTCGGATTTGAACCGACGACCCCCTGGTTATGAGCCAAGTGAGCGACCAAACTGCTCTTCTCTGCGCCCACATAGCTACACCATCGATATAGCATCGTCAACATTGACTTTCTTATATTTACACGATATTCATTGATTCGTGCTTACCGCAGAACAACGCGCCAAAATCAATCAGGCGCTGACCACTTGCAACGGCGACCGGAAACTCGCGTGTGAGATGTTGAATGTCACAGGCAGGCAGCTCCGGGATCTCATCTACAACAACCCAGACCTTAAGTCCTCATGGAGCACCCCTAAAGCTCGGGCGTCTGAAGTCGAGTTGATGGACGGCCCCAGGATCGTCGCGGAGATTGAGAATCCGGTTGTCAACGAAGCTACCCAGGCAAAATTTGCCGAGTTGATGAAGGCTACGGGGGCGACAGAGGATGATTTGAAGGTGGCCATGTCGCTGCAGGAGGCTTACGGCAAGCACACATCCAAGTGCGTTGACATGGTCGGCGGCGGTCTCGTGAAGCGTGCTATCAGCCTTGGCGTGCTGCTGGACAAGATGGAGAAGCAACTGGATGAAGGGTTCCACGGAGAGGATGCAGGGGAGCAGTTTGCCACATGGAACGAGACCTATGCTGAGGCCAACAAGAACATGATTCGCATCATGGAGGTCCTAACCGCATCAGAAGTAGCCCGGGCGAAAGTTAAGTTATTCGCCAGTCAGGCCAGTGGAGGCAAGGGTAACAACCGCAACCGGCCATCGTTCGGTCCAAAGACCGCAATTATTGCCCAAAACGTAACGGTGGAAAAATGAGCCAAGAATCTGAAAACAAAGCAAGGGGTGAAGCGCTTGAGAAAGCCTCACAAATACTCGGCGAGCATTTCGAGTGCGGCCAGATACTGCTGACCTTTCAGGAGGGGGTAGACACTTACCGGGTCTACAAGGGGTTTGGCAATTGGTATGCGCGTCAAGGCATGGCCATGGAGTTCCTTCATGACGATGAGGCGCGGGCCATAGCCAATGAAATTTCAAAGAAAATTGATTTCCAATCAGAAGATGACGACGGCAACGACGAGAAGGTATAAAAAGGGCGACCCCGAAGGATCGCCGTGAGTTGACTTAAGCGGCCAACGCGCATTCTTGATTTTGGTATTTGCCATTTACAGGTAAAATCAAAAGCAATAAGAACTAGCAGAATTACGATACTTTTACAATCGACTAAGTCAAACTAAAACCTATGTCAAAGATGACCCCAGAGCAGCATCAAGAATTCGTCCGTAAGGTTGGGAACCGGCTTGTCGAGTATTTTGATGGTTTTGCCCTGGTTGGTTATCACGCAACCAACGGGGATCGCATCATCATCAGTCACGCCAAAGACCTGAAGACCTTGGATGCGCTACGGACTGCCATGGTTACAGCAGCGCAACCCGTCGCAATTGACAACGGAGAGACCGGGAAAGTATGAGCGCCATCGATCTTGATACACCGCCGCCGCTACCAGGACCGCGGAAAACAGCCAAGAAGTCCAAAGAATGGGCTCCAGCGCTCAACCCAACGCAACAGCTTGCATTTGACTCGGTTGCAAAGTTCGTTTTGCTGTACGGTGAAAAAGGGTGTAGGTCGGGCAATTCATTAATTTACACCAATGATGGCCTTGTGCGCCTTATCGACCTTAAACCTTGGATTGCTGAGGAAGGAAGTTTCATCCCTATAAATCAAAAGGTTATTGCATTTGATGGCCAGAAATTGGTTGAAGATAAAGCAGTTGGATTTTGGGTCGAGCCTAGCTATGAAGCAATCAAGGTTGAGCTTTCAAATGGGGCAGAAATAACAGGATCCCATCGGCATCCGCTTTGGGTATGTTGGCAAAAACGTGACGGATCTCACGACTTTGGGTATGTCAAGTTTAGCGAAATGAAAACAGGATTGGCTCAAGGAACCCGCTACTGGACCCCGTTTCTGGGGCATCCACAATGGCTGGGGGATAGTCCGACTTTTGCCGCTGGGGTTCAAATCACCAAGGAACTGGCCTATACTATCGGGGCTTTAGTGGGAGACGGGTCTTTAAATATTTTCACAGGCGACGGCAGAAGCGCTGGGTTTTCCAATATCGACGAAGAATGTCTTAATGAAGTTAAAGCGGGGCTTGGCCAGATAGGCTGTAAGCTTTCGGGCTCAGCAGCAAGCAAATGTGATTATAATATTATCGGAAACCAAAAGTTTTTCAGGCGTTTCATTAAAGACCTGAACATAGGCCAATTGTCGTACCACAAGACGATCCCATCACAAATTATAAGTGGATCGAAAGAAATCGTAAGGTCATTTTTGCAAGGCTTGTTTGATACTGACGGAACGGTTGAAAAAAACGGGTTAGTGTCTTTTTGCACTACAAGCATTAAACTTTCAAAAGACGTTCAAGACGTTCTCGCAGCATTCGGAATATTATGCGTTAGACGTCCAAAGAAAAGCGCCAGCGGAAAACCTACATGGACGCTATCAATAATGGGCAAACATGCCTTTAATTATGGAAATTTGATCGGTTTCAAAATCGCAAGAAAGCAAGCAAGAATCATAAAACCAAAAGTATCCGCATTATGCCCAAATGGATTCAATCATAATCATTACGGGTTTCCGGATCCAATCCGGATGGTAATGAAAGGCGTTGCCCTTGGGTCAAGAACAGGAAACAGAAATAGGGCTTGGCATGACTTTCATAGGCATTTGCATTCTTTCAAAAGTATACCGGCCCCCGAAAAAGTTGACGCATTCTGCAATTTGTATGAGTGCCATTCAAAAGTTGCCCAGTTTAGAACCAGCAACCATTGGCTGGAAATATTGTCATGCGAGGATGTTAAATGCCAACTTTACGACCTGAACGTCAAAAATAACCACAGTTTCTTGGCGTCTGGAACAATTAACCACAATTCCGGAAAAACGGTCGGCGTAGCTCATGCTTGCGTCCGCCATGCTTACGAGAATAGGGATGCCTTCTGCATGTTGATCGCCTTGACGATACGCACAGGCAAAGAAGGTATCTTCCACGACCTTGAAAGCCTTGTGCTGCCGGCATGGCGGGATGGCAACAAGGAGCCTGAATACGTCAACGGCGAAAAAAACCCCCGGGCTGGTGAATTATTGGATGAAGGCATGGGGCTCGAGTATACAGCCAGTCAGCAGGACCCTGACACCAAGGACCGCGTTATATGGGTGCGCAACATGCACAACACCTGGTCAAAGATACTTCTGGTATCTATTCCCTACGCCGAGGCGGTTGATACCCGTATCCGCGGCCCTGCCCCATCGTTTGTGGGTGTCGAAGAAATTACACTGGCTTCCAGCGACGAGTATTTCAAATATCCAGCAGCCCAGCTTGGCCGCCGTCGTCACATCACCGGACCTCAACAGTTCTACGCATCCTGCAACCCGGAAGGCCCGAGCCACTGGGTTTACAAGACATGGTGGGTTGATTGCATCGATGATAAGACCGGCAAGCGTGATTCCGACTATGCTGTTTTTCACGTCAAAGCCACGGAAAACATCGACAGGCTGCCAAAGGGTTACATTGAAAACCTCGCCAAGATCCTCAAGGACCCTATCGAGCGCCGACGGCTGATCAACGGCGAGTGGGTGGACAGGCCCAGCGGTCAGTCAATTTTCAAGAATTACTTCATGCCGAACATTCATGTCATCGGCGATGGACTCCGGAACATTGGGTGGAAGCCTCTTAAGGGGTTTCCGCTAATTGTGGGATACGACCCCGGCCCAGCAAACTTTAGCATCTCAATGCTTCAGCATGTCCCCACCAAAGAGAAAAACCTCTGGATCGTGTTCGATGAGTTGAACTTTGTCGGTCAGCATACCCCTTACCACGTCGTTGTGCCCAGGTTGCTGAGGCGGATGGACATGTGGAAGGACGAGATCGACGCCCCGGTCACGTGGGTTCATATCGGCCCGGATGATGCTTTCAGTCACATGCGCCACGATGGATCCTTCGATGCTTCAGAGATTGAGCGACTGTCCAAAGGCAGGATCAAGATGAGAGGCACACCTCAGGCTGGTGGAAGCGTTGCGCAGCGGGTTACCATGTTGATAGGACATCTTTTGGAGGAAACGATCTACTTTTCAGCTACAGCGCCCAAGACAATCGACATGATGAGGATGCTTGCGTCGACAAAGGCCGACCCCAAGAAATACGATCCAGATGCCGGCTTGAAGCCAATGAGATCGGTCTACCTTCACTCGTTTGACTCACTAACTTACCCATTGTTCTACTATCAACTAAACTCCGGAAGCTTACCGTCCAGCGCCGCCCGCGACATCCCTGCCAGGGTCTACGAAGCTGGGGTTGGCCTTTTAGGTTGACAGTTGTTACATTGCTTTTACTGTAAACGTATATGACAAATCAGGACGTTTATTTAGATTTCACAAACAACCCCACCCTCGCGGACGCACTCAGCGACGCCAACGTCGGGGAAAAGGTCAAAGTTGAAATGGTCCTTTTGGTCAAATCCAAAGACGACAAAGGGCTTTCTGCAGCCATCGACCCCGGCAGTGTGGTGCCCGAAGGCTACGAACCGGTTGAGGGTGGCGATGACAATGACGGCGATGAGCCTGCTGCCCCGCCGCAACCAGCCGCTGGATCCATGCAGGCCCAGCCTGTTGAGGTGATGCAGCGAATCAAAAAGAAAGGCTCTTGAACCCGAAGTGGAAAACCCGGGAACGGAGCGCCGCTGAAATCCTCATCGAGGCGCACTACAAAACTGTTAAAGCCGATGAGCCGATGCCTTGGGAGGAATACGAAAAAGTATGCGCTTACATGAGTCTTACACCCTTCGAGCTTGCAGCTCTGGTGCTGGTGACACCAGCTATGGTGAGGCGTTTCAAAAGAGGAGGAGCGATGCCTGCGCACGTAGCGCTTCACTTCCGTATCATGCACGGCTGGTATCGTCAACAAAGGACCGGAATTCAAACTGTTCCACTCATTCCGGTAGGGTTGGCATTTCCTCAAGGGGTATAAAATTATGATTAATTTGGATATTTTAAATCGGTTTGGGACGACAAATAAGCGGCTTCGCGAGCTTTACACCGCCAACGCCACCAACATTCCCAAGATCGAGCGAGGCGATACCGCTGAGGAAAAGGCTGAGAAGAACAAGATCGCATTGCGCATCAAGCAGGACATTGAATTTCGACAGAATACCGAGCGCCGCATCCGCGTCCGGGTTGATGAAGGCATCACCAGATCGTTGAGAAATTACAAGAAGTATGCCGCTGCAGACCTGGCTTGGGACACCAGTTGCGTCACTGAGGCCACAATACCATTGATCATGTATGCCCAGGGCAAGATCAACATTGAGTCCGCAGCTACAGCTCTGCAGGGGCTTAGGGGTGGGTCTGACTGCATTAAAAAAAATGCTGAAGGTGCCGCAATAGCGATTGATCTCCCCCGTTTCCTCGAGTGCAACATCAATCTTGTTCGGTCCTACATTAGCCGGCGTGTGGCTGCCCAGTCCAACATTTTTTCAAAGCTGTATCCATACTACAATTACGAGTCTCGCTCCACCGGCCCTGTGGGTAAGCTGCGGGCCGACGTCCTATCCCAGCGGGTAGAGATCATGTCTGACCAGTTCGACTACCGACACCATGACGTGCAGTGCATCCGAGACGGCTTTCTGTATGGGCATTGCCTTGATTTTCCAGCATCCGCATGGGAGGTCGAAAAGCAATGGACGTTCAAGGATTACTCGGATGAGATGAAATCATCCCAGCCACCTGAGGATAATTCTGATCTTGAGGCTGAGATCGTTAAGGAAGGCATCTCATGGATTAACCCGCACCCCAGCAGGGTGTTTTGGGACAACGCATCACCTCTTTCCAGCATCAACACGGACACCGGCTGCAAGTTCTTGGGGTATTGGGACATCCAGCGCTACCGGGACGTCATGAACAACCCTGCGTTTTTCAATCTGGATACCATTGGTTGGTCTACCCGATTCTGGGGTCCCGGTGGGCTTTATTACAACTATAAGGCGTATTTTGATCAATACACCACGGCAATCAAACCACCCGCTTTCCCCCAGGGCACAAACATTGACCCAGCCAGCGAGAACGACCGATCAGCGAACATCGGCACCTACAATGTGCAGTTGGATGACGCATCGATATTCGTCACCAACTATTTTGAGCAACTGGTCCCGAGTGAAAACGGCATTGGTGAATACCCATTCCCGGTGTGGATCCGCTACATTGTGGCCTCTGACGCCACGGTTGTTTACGCTGAAATCTACCCATCCACCCCAGCCGCATACCTCGGTATCAACGAGAACGACTCACGGCAGGTCAACATTTCCATGGCTCACGAGCTGATGGCCTATCAAGATCAGCTCACCAATTTATTCCGCCAGATGCTAACCATCGCATCCGGGGAAGTTTTCAAAGCCATCGGGATCAACACGGACGCCCTTGAGCGTGCGCAGGTCGACAAGATCTTTTTAAAGCTCAGCGGTCAAGACTGGTCTGGAGACCCGTTGATCTATGAATTTTCGCTAAAGAAGCTGCAAGAGCTGCAAATCAAACCCGACCAGGTTGTTACAGTCACAGAAACCCGCATTGGCCAATCTCTCACCGCCATCTTCGAATCAATGGCGAAGTTGATTGCAATGGCGGACTAGCTTATGGCCATGAGCCCCGAAGAGCAGGGTCAGCCGGCACCCCGGGAAATTTCAGCAACTGAGGTGACTGAGATTGCATCGACCACCAGCAGCGTTTACTCATTCATCACCCAAGGGATCAACGAATTCCGGTCTGCCAAGAAACGCATAATTTACGAGTCTTTGGTGACCTGCTCAGAAGGTGAGATCCGGTGCCCTGTTCTGGACCGCTACACTCCAACCATCATCAAAAAGGCAGGATTTGAAGCCATTGATGGCACCGCGGAAGGGTTTGTGTCCGCCGCTGGGGTTGACCGCCACACCGTTGTTGGATCCGTCCGCAAGCTGGTCTATGACTACGTGTTTACCTCCCGGGACGGCGAGGAGCGTGCGGTTAAGACTCAGGCCGCGAATACCCTTGTCCAGCTACTTGGCCAGGCGCTCAACGTGCCGGCAGTGCTGTCTGCCATGGGTAAAGAGAAGGTCTTTGAGATATTCAACGAAATCTTCCGACTCAGCGGGGCTGGGGTGGATCTCAACCTCGAGCTGAAGCCAGGCGAAGACAACACCATTGGACCCGATGAAGTCAAACAATTCCAACAGGCCCTCCAGCAGTTACAACAGGCGCTACAACAGCTTGCAACGCACGTCCAGAGCGACGCTCAGCAAATCCAACAGCAGCAGCAAATTAATGCCTCGAACGACGCGCATTTCAAAGCCTTAACCGCCATTGCTAAGCAGGTCGAGCGGTTGACGCACTCCAATGCCAAGGAAAGCGTTTCCATTAATTACAAGGACGCGCCCGCATCCATTCAACGCCAGATAGAGGCAGCAGCAGGTTTCAGCCCAGCCCCAGACGCCGAACGCCCCGGGGTCTCCGCAGTCAATCCAACACCCACTCAGTAAAACACCATGTCACAGACCCCAGCACCCACCACTCCGCCCTCAACACCACCACCCACAACCCCGGATCCCCATGATCGAATTGTTGAGCAAATGCGCAAGAATGTTCAGAAACTTCTTTCGCCGGATGGAATCGACCCCAACACTCCTGACC